TATCTCCAGATGTGCTGTTGGAAATCTGACCAATTATCCTAGTCTGTAGATCAGCTTCTGAGTCATTTATACCCATATCTATCATCTGCTGTCTAAGCCTTACAGAGTTTGTACCATACTCTGCTATATCAACCGATGGATCGAATGCCTTTAGGTTATATAAAGCGTGGAAATCAGACTTAAACGTGCCTGACATACCATTTCTGGCAGCTTTCCACTGCCTCCACATGGGTTTAATATAAGCATCAGCAGGTCCGAAGATCGCAGCGAATGGAGGAGAAGCAAACTCAAGAGTATTGAGTGCTGCTTCAAAGTCACCCATCAGACCTTCTTCATCACTATAGAATAGACCTCCCTGAGCATTGATTTCAGGGTTGAAGACTATGGATGCACCAGCAGTGGGAATAGCCGCAGCAAACTCTGCTCCTATCTTTACTCCCACTTCTGCCATATTCTGGGGAACTGGACCTGCGCTAAGAGAGTTTACTATTCCGCTTCTTAGGTCTCTTGCACTTACTTCACCTATGATATCTGGTGAATGTATGACATTTTTTTTACGCCATACCTCTTTAAATAGACCAGTATTATTTGCAATAGGTCTTCCGTTCTCATCTTCTTCTGGACCATAAGTGATATGGGGTATGGCTTCCTGTGTTCTCTCGTACCCTTCTCTGCGAAGCCTATTGGCTTCGATAGAAACAGTACGCCTCTTATCAGGGTCTAGAATTAGTTCTACTGGCTCTGCCCATATCTTAGTAGATATATCTGTGATTACATTGGGAGCACCAAGCTGGCGATTATAAAATACTTCCTCTCCCCTTGCAGGAGAGAGATTAATATTTATAGTTCCGTCATCTTTCACACCTTGAGCAAGAACACTTTCTGAGATTCCTAACTCTGAAGCAATAACATTCGCTTCTTGAGCCTTACCAGGTAAAAGAATCTGATCCCAAGATGGAACATCCCATGTATATCCCTTGCCTGCAGAAAGATTGAGAAGTCCCTCGGCAACATTCTTGTAGGGCGCAGTAGCATACTGCCTTATTCTCTGGTTTGCCTCAGTATATCCTTCAGGTAGAAGAGCATCAGTTGCAACATCAGTTATATCTTTTACTTGACCAAAATACTGGAAGGGTAGAGAAGGTAGTACCTCACCCATTGTGCCGAGCATACTCTGGATTCTGGAGGTCCAGTCACCCCCACGCTGACCGCCTTCAGGGGGAGAATCCCATACTAGCGCATCGGATATGGTTTTAAACCATTCTGATTCGCTACGTCTTTGTAGATTCTCTTTCCACTCATCTCGGCTTGTTGCTACCTTGAGAGCTGGAATGGGAATCTTGTCCCACCATTTCTCTTTTCCGTAATACCAATGCTCATTTGACATTAGAAGTAGATTTGTCTGGTCCTCGGATTAAACTGGGATGTAAAGTTTCCTCTCATCTCTGGTGGAAGAGCAGTGTATTTCTCTGTCCAGTCATAGTCCTTGAGAAATCCAGCAAAGGTATTCTCAGTTTCAGTAGGTATAGTTCCCTGCCTGAGAAGTCCACCCAGAGACCCAAGATACTGGTTATATACGTTTTGAAACTGGCTCTGGTAATGACGCTGCCCAGATGGTGCACCCCATTCTTCCCCATAGCTGTAATAAGCAGCAGCAGGATTTAACTCTAGGTACTGACCTGGAACATCGCCAAATTCACCCCAGTCATATTGGTTTGACATTTATATACCAAATGCTTTCCATACTGATCCAGGATCAGTACCTTGAGCATAATCAAGATAACTTCCTGTCTGTCCTGATCCTGCCCACTGGTCAAACAATCTTTGAAGGATAGCCTGTGTCTCTCCCCTGAGAGCAAGAGGTGATCTTGACAGTGCTGCTTGGTTCACAATTCCAGCCTGTCGAGCAGCTACCTGTGCAGGATCGGACCCTTCAACAGCCCCGAATCTCTGCTGCATTCTCTGTACATCCTCTGGTGTGTATCCTGCTCCTGCAGTACCGCCAAGAGCACTCGAAACATCTGCTGCTCTTTGCTGCCACTGTGCAGAGGTCATAGGCGAATAAGCACCTGCGCCAGTACCGCCAAGAAAAGATGCATATGGGTTAGTGCCTAAGTCTGTATCTGGATTATATCCCTGTTGGGGAGCAGTCCAGTATGCCATCTGAGACATTGGTCCGTAAGCTGCTCCTGCAGCCCTCCCAAATAACTGGGTAGGATCAAACTGCTGAGAAAGCCAGTACCTGTAAGCACCTTCCATCGGGTTGAATGTTGCTGATGTTGCTTGTGACATAACTAACTCCTATCCTCCCGGACTTAATCCAGAACCTATCTGTGTATTTGTAGGTATCATACCAAAATAATCATTTTCGTGAACATACTCAAGCCACGACACAGTTGGGTCTTTATCAGGAGTAGTAAGCCAGTCGTTATGCAGACGATGTAATATTTTAGAAGTTTCATTCCTCAGTGTCGGGTGAGTATTCTGCATAATCGGAAGAGCAGCAAGTGCCTTCTGGTTTACTACTGATCTGGGACCTTCAAAGAATGAATGTCTCCATCTATATGCTTGTAGTTGCTCAGAAGAATAATCCTGATCTACCCCAACAGGATCATATCTATCCCACGTTCCACCAGGCTTATCAGAGTCTACCTGCCTTACAACATCAATAATCTCGCCTATCCTGCCAGTAAGAGAATCTCCAGTGAGCGGAACATAAGTCTGTAAAAAGTTATTATATCTATTTTGATCATATATATTTGACTGTGGACCGAATACTATCCCACCTTGAGGTTCTGCCCCTATGACATGACCACCTTCTAGCTTCCCTCCCCACGGGTCATCTTCCGTAGCCTGTGTCAAGAACTGTGTGTAAGTAGTTCTCTGAAGGGGATCATTTGAAAGTCCCTGATCTGAATGGTATTTGAATACGGCAGGACTGCCTGCTGCACCAAATTTATCATTAAGAAAATCTTGGTATATAGGACTCCAAGGAACAGAAGAGTAGCTGCTGGGAGTAAAGTCTGAGTCAGGTCTTGGGTCTTCAGCTAAATCTGGTGGAAAAGATGTAGAAACAACTTCTTTTGTCCAGAAAGGACTTAATTTATATGTCTTATCTAAAACCGCCCAGGGTTTATCAGTGGGTAGGTTCTGACGGAGGAATTCTTTACTTCTTCCTACTATAGTAGCAAGAACACCAAGAGCATTATCTTTAGCTGTTAACCATTTTTCTAAATCGTCTTTATTATTTTTATCAAATCCAGATAATACCCCTGGCATATTATCAAGAATTATTCCTAATGCTTCTTCGAGATGACCCTCCCCTGAAGGTGCATGTATGTCAGCAGCATAAGATCCCAAAAACCATTTCATAAAATCTGATCTATGGAAGTCCGTTCCCCCTGGATAATAAATCTGCACTATCTCTGATTTTATCTTTTCAAGATCACTGAATCTTATAGAGTATGAGCTTTCTCCTGCTTCAAGTTCTCTCTCTAAACGAACTTTTTCTAAATCTGCTACAGGACTAGCTGCTCCCCAATATAATGACTTGCGATTATCGTATGCCTGCTGACCAGCATCAGTATCAAATACAATCTTGTCAGTATCAGGCCACCATTTACGATCAACCCTTTCTTTTTTGAACTGGTAACTGATTCCAGTTGTAGAATCGGTCCAGTATGATGTTTCACCATATTCAGTAGGTTCAGGCTGCTCACCACCAGTACCGATCATCTCTGGGTCCATTGTCAGTCCGAAGTCATCAACTGGTGTATGCCATCCACGAACTGCACTAGGAACATTAGATACAGGTGGCGCAGTTCCTGGACCTGCAAACGCTTCTGGGTCTTCTTCAGGATCAGCAGGAGTTGCAGGAATATTAACTGGAGGTGTAAGAGGTAAATTTAATGGACTGGTTAATGGAGTAGGTTGCTCCACTGACTGACCCGGAAGAACTGGTCCCTGAACAACAGGAGGAGGGGCTACTGGTTCTGGAGGAAGTTCGGGTTCATTGAATCCCCCGTACATAATCGGGTCTACATAAACTCCACCCATGCCATAAGATATGGTTGAAGTTACACGACCAGCATCATTGATCCTGTCAACAAACATCCCATTTTCATCTCGGGATACCCTTCTAAACCCCACGCACTACCCCCTTGGTCCCAGTAACCCCAGACTCCTTAATGCCTCTTCTGCTCCCTGACCGTTCTGTGCACCTGGTCTCGGAGAGCCAGGCGGAACATTGGGACCACCCTGTGGTGTCGGGGCAGGAGGCGGAACGCCCATCATGGCATTAGGCATAACCATTGGGTTTGCTGTCGGTGGACCTCCCTGTCCGCCACCAGCTCCTTGAGGAGCACCGGGACCTTGAGGGGCACCCGGCTGCTGTGGCATCATGCTTTGCTGTCTCATCATCTGCTTCTGCATTAGTAAGTGCATCAACTCACCGTAGTAGAACTGGGCAAGATCAGGTCGTCCACGTTCTTCAGTTGCCTGAAGAAGAGACCAGAGAGAGGCTTCTGGCAGCACTCTCTCTGCCATCTGTTCTTTGATTGAGTCTTCTATAGAATCAGCATCTTGCATTCCAAGTATCTTATCCCTGACATAGATGTCTGACAGCAAGGGGGTCGGACCCTCTCTTGCCATCTGCGCCATGCTCATACGGGACATATCATCTTCTGGCAACTGGCTTACAAGAGATATCTCTGGAGTTCCTGCCATGCCTATGGAGTCAGGAGCCACAGCCTCACTGAAATAAACCCTGTTTCTGTCTCTTCCGCTCACACTGACAGGATCGTATATTCCAGTGGAATACTGGTCGCATATAAGATGAGAAATCTGTATGTAGGCATCTTCCATTGCCACTATCCGTGGCTGTAGAACACTGTCTATACCCTGCCTGAGAGTATTAATGGCAAATCCCGATAGCTGGAACTGCAGGTCTCCGTACACGGTATGCGGTATAGCCCCACGCTGAAGTTCTCCTGAGACCATGCCCATATAGGCTCCAGTCTCCTTGGCGACTTCCATCAGTCCAAGGGGCTTTATATCCTCTCCCTGTGCAAGAGCAACCTCGGCTCCTGCCTTGTACGGGTCTTCATCAAGTGTCTTCTGCCCATCTCTTGATGTGATGGTTATCCCCTGCTTACGGGAACGGGCAACCATCTCCATCATCACTGACATGGTGAAGTTGTGCTTATCGTATATCTCCCTGTTGGGAGCAAAAACGGATTCCCCGTACTCAACGATAGTGTCGGTTACGGATGTATTATCTATATTCTGTACGAGCGGTTGAGGTCCAACCATACCTATAAACACTGGAACCCTGTCGGCTCCGTGGGGAGTAGCCTGCTTCAGTATGGTATCGCCCGTACAGACAATATTATGCTCTTCATCATAGTAGTCATAGACTTCTATAGGTGTCTCGTCATCCTGCTCGTCAAGTTTAATACTGTACTGCTGAAGAATCTCATCCTTTGTTTTGTGTATCCGATAACATGCCCACGCAAGACCCTCTTCACCTTCACCCCAGTATGTATGAAGAGGGTCCCACGGAGTTATATCAACCTGTGTTCTCTCCTTGGAGTCGATGTGAAGTAATGCCCTTCCTGCATACCATCCTCTGAGAGCAACAAACCATGCCAACTGTTCTCTAAGTGATGGCTGAAGCCTGCGCCGTAGCCGTTCATCCGCAGCCCTGAGAATGCCTACGAGAAACTTCTCCTTGGCATCATTGACTTCTCTCATCTCCCTCGGCTCTTCGATGTTGGGGATTCGTATGATCAGCTCCGCAGAACTCATCCATGAGATTATCTTGTCGGCATAAGTGCGTGGCTCGTTGGATGTATATGACTCGTACCCGTCACCAGCATCGTATGGGCGCATAATGTACAGGTCATAGTCAGATTGCATCCTATCTCTGAAGGGATATGTCGAGTCTCTGTGTCCCTCAACCAGTTTTGCTATTTCGTCTGCAGTCTTTCTCACCAGTGCTTCACCTTTATCTTCTTCCTGTCACTAGCGTAGCTGTACCCAAAATGGTACACGAGACCGTAAATCAATGCCTTTACACCATGATTATACTTATCTTCTGGCACGTTACCAACTATATTTCCGTCCCTGTCCATCTTCCATCTGTATGCCTGTGACTGACCAGTGAAAGGATTTGCCACTGCGCCGAACTCGGAGAGAACACCACTGCATTTTGAGTCTATACTCAACTTCGGGTAGCCAGTGATGGGATCGACTTTCAGGAAACTCTTCAGTCTTTCCGTCCCATCGTTGATGGGAACTTTCTGTGAGGCAAGGTATAAACCAGTGTTAGCCATCCACACCTCGGCAGGTGCTGGCATAGCCTGATGCTGAGTGCCTGCGATGTCTATAACCCCGTACTCCACATCCTGCCACCACGGTTTGGTCATGGCTATAGTTGCAACTTCTTCCGTGACAAGACCTGTCTCATATATCTCGTCAAAGACTCTCACATGATCGTCTATGATCTGTACCGCTTCCAGCGCATAACCGCCAGCATACCCAGGGTCAATCCAAATATGAACAGGCTCGTGTGGGATATAATCAATTTCTCCTGCGTGTATATTGGCTCTGAACTCGTTGAAGACAAGTCCTCTAGGCGGTACAGGCTTTCCTTCAATCCTCTCCATAAAGAAATCATCGCTCGACACCGCCTCCAGTCTTCTTATCTCAGGATCATTCCTGCCACCAGGGTAGAGGTGGTGGTTGGAGTAGCTGGGCAGGGAGAATGACTGCTCGTCATTTACCCCCGACTCCCAAGCCGTAAACGTCTGCGGATACCATCCAAGAGAGCTTTCAAATGTCCCACCAAGGAACAGCCAGCCACCTTTCGGGGCGCACCTTCCACGCATTCGGTAGAAGGTTTCCAGATCAAGTTGTGACGCTTCACAGCCAACGATACCATTGGGTGCTCGCATTGCGAGTGTCCTTGGGTCCTTGGCTGACTTGGTTTCGATCCGTGTCCCATCTGCAAGTACGATCCTGCCAGGGTCTACCCTTTTTGTAACCTCGGCAAGTATGCCGAGCTTTGCAAAGTCCTCAGAAAGATATTCAAACTCCGCTCTCGTTCTCTCGTAATCCGCAGCTACCAGCCAGTATAAACCAGGACTGTCGTCCTCAAGGAACTTATGGAGTAGGAACTTGGAAGCCACCATCGACTTACCAGCCTGCTCACCCCCTGCAACGAGTATAAACCTCTTGCCTGAATTTAATATCTGGGACTGCTCATCCGTAGGGTCAAAGCCAACTATCTCAAAGACAGGAGAAGCCATCAGTACTTCTTCTTCTTAGTCATCTTCTTCCCTGACTGCTTGGCGTACTTCGTAGCTGCAGCCTTACCCTTCTTCGTATAGGCAAATTGCCTCTTACCCACCTTCGGCATATCGAACCTCCTTCTTTGGTTTAATTCGTTTGCGAATGAATTGAGTTTAAACTCCCCTTTTACTATCAATGTACCCGTGCCTTAACTGATAGGCACTAGTGCCTTTACTAGTAAATGTTGCCATACTAGCAACATAACTCTAGTTTAAACTACGTTTTGGCCGATCGGACAAAACTACGACAGATCATCTGGCGCATACTTTACAGTATTCTTTTACAGTGTCTCAGTTTAAACTCTAAGTGTTGCAGTGTTGCAGGGAATGAAGCCACCGTCCATCCCCACATCACTCACCGTCTAATAGCTTCATCCCCAGGGCAATGATACCACCAGTACATCCAGTAACCACTGCTATGTACTGCTCGCCATCTCTCATAAGAGCCACAGTGCTGATAAGTCCCAGTACAAATATCGCTAATATAATCTGAGGGCGTATCTTTCTAAACAAATCATTCATATTAACTCTCTTAATATATATAGACTATATATATAGTATATATACAGATAAGTCTCTAAAGACTTATCTGTCTATTTATATAAAATAAACTGGCACTGGTATAGATACCATACAAACACAAAGTCTAAGCCATGCCCCCTACTCATCTATCTTACTAGTCAGTATCTCGTTAACTTGATCAAGAGCTGATTTCTCTGGTTCAGGAGCTTCAGCAAGCTGTTCAGGTGAGTCTTTAGACAAGGCTCTAAGCTCTCTCAGTACATCCTTAGCAGTATCATCGTTCATGACGACAGTAGGTCTATACTTCATAGGCAAGTTCGCATTCAACAGTGTGATCAGCAAGATCGGATTGGACTTAGCGTCCTGCATCTTAACTCTCTCCAATGCCAACTGCTCAAGTGACTCACAGAACTGGAAGTCTGCTTCTTCTAACCGTTCCATGAAACCAAAGTAGTTATCCTTCTGCCACTTCATTACTGTTCGATACTTAACTCCAGCATAACTAGCAGATGTAGTCTTGCTCCTCGTCTCACTGTAGCAAGATAAGAACTTATCTTGGTTTCTCCAGCTACGTTTTTGGCTAGGACTTAGTGCTTTATAAGTATCATCAGTCTTGCTATCTATCCTAGTACCTAGCATATTTACCTCTCTGACCTAGCGGTAAACCGCTAGGTTTAGTAGCTTGAGTATGTTTACATACTCTTTGTCGAATTTCCGCTGAGTTTACCACAGACTAGCTTGCTAGTCTGGCAGTTTGAGTTTAAACTGGACTCTGAGATGTAAACATCTCAGGTTGAAATTGGAGGTCGCTGACTCCCCTCCTGGAAGAAAGAGCATTCAATACCTTCCCTAAATACCCCTCCCCATCAGAAGTCTACCACCCTAAGATCGCTTCGCTCTCAGTGTCAATGGTAATACATTGACACAGAGTCTTAGGGAGGTGGGATGAATACATCGGCAATTTCGCCGAACAAACCCCTCAGTAAACTGAGGGAGATGCCCTAAAGGGCAAGGAGGACATAAATGTCCAAGCTGACCAAAGCAGCACTAGCGAAGCTAGAGAAAGCTGGAGACGACGGCAAGATGAAAGTCGGAGACTTTCTAGCACTCTGGCTAGACCCTAAGTCTAGCCTAGCTGGAACTAAGGGGAATATCGGTGAAGAATTCACCGATAAGAAAACTGGTCTTACTCGTAAGACCACTAGCTTCCACTCAGTACTGAGTGGATTCAACGAAGCCTTTAGGCTTTACTACGACTGTGACAGCAAAGCTGTCATTTCGGCGATGGAAAAAGCCGAAGAGCTAAAACTAATCTCGGTGAGATTAGTCGGTCGAGGTCAAAGCGGTAAGGGAGTTCCCGGTGCTAGAATCTCTGCATACAGAGATTCTAGTGGAAGAGGCAAATCAGCCTTGGCTGATTTGGGAATCAAGGTTAGCTAGCTAGCTAGCTAACCCACTAGCCCTACAGGACTTTAGTCCTGTAGGGCTTTTCTCGTTTATAGCTAACCTAAATCCTAACCTAGCAAGGAACTAAGCCATGCCTAAGAATCAAGCGAAACTAAGAGTACTAGAAGTGACTACAGTAAGTGACATATGCTTCCAGTGCTCTAGGGAATGTAGAACTACTATCAACAGTCCTAAAGGACTGATCTACCTATGCTCTAACCAGTGTCAGCATAACTTCCTGCTTCAAGCAGGACTAAAAGGCTACAACCAGATTAGAGACAAGGAAGACCTGAAGCTAACTACAGTCGGCAAGCTGAATGAGTTAACAGCTAAAGAACTAGAGAGAATCTACAGGTTTAAACACAAGCTAACAAGAGACCAGATGAATAGAAACAAGGAAGGTGATTCTATCGACAGGCTATTTAGCAGCATGGGTTTGAGGTTAAACCCAAAGAAACCTAGCAGAAGGGTACAAACTAGGATGCCGTTTGACTGGGAATGTGACTGTGCTAAAGCAGAATGCAAGGTATGTAGAGCTACAGGCTTAGTCACCGATGAACAAGTAGAGAAACTGCCTTGGTGATAAGGAGCAGAATATATGACCTACGCCTCTAAGAACTACAAAACTAAGAAAGCACTCAAGGATGCTATAAAGAATGGTGAAATAGTTGAAGTGTACGAACCAGGCTTAGGAACAATACCCGAAAACGGTACTGTCTATCTGGAAGGACCACACTATCCAGCACCACATACTTGGTATGCTCAAGGTACTATGCAAAACGGCAAGTTAGTCAAGGTTAAATAAGGAGCAAGAAAGCTATGGTAGCAATAGACATAACAGAAAGCCTAATGTTCGGGGATAGTAAACTCGATACACCAAATACTCTAGAGGAAGTAGAGGAAAGGATACTAAACCTAAAGCTAGTGTTCGATACCTATACCGACAAAAAACTATTCCTCAAGGTACATGGCCTCGAATACTACACGCTAATAGTCAAACGAGATGTTATGCACCACAAATACTGTGCTAAGCACAAGATAAAAAGCATGACCTGTATTCTAGATTAACGTCTTAAATCTAGGGCAAGGTACTTGGATACCTTGCCCTATTTTTATGTCCAAATACAGCAAGCTAGGGGGATATATGAGCAAAGAACATGAGCTACTAACAGCGATAGACTTGGCAGTCCAATGGGCACTGCTCAAGGTAGAGGAACTACGCCTTGAACTATACAAGCTAGATGATACTACCAGGCTAGAGAAGCTAAGAAGCAGGATAGACAAGGAGGGAATCCCTACGTCCTACAGCTACGGGAAGAAACAAAAGTTGGAACAGCATGAGGAGCAAAGCTAATGATAGTAATGACAAGAGGTATAAACGAAAAGGTCGCAAGTGATAAAGACTTTGCGATGAGAGTGCACAAGAGTTTAAACAGGTTCATGTCTAGTGACTGGGGTGACTTGGACAAGGAAGACTGGAGTAAAAACTCCGATAGTTTACAGTCACTACAGAAGGGAGAGTACGGGTATATCCTAGCTTCTTACCCTGACCCCAAAGGCGGTGACAAAATCTGGATTATCAGGGACACAGAAGTCACAACGGTACTGTTTCCAAACGAGTATTAATACCAATACTACACAGAATGTCAATGAGAATACATTGACATTCATTAGTAGTCTCGGTATGTTTGAGCGACTCGCCGAAGGTCGGCGTAGAGAAACAAGTAGACAAGGAGGTCTATATGGATATCTCGGAAATCAGAGAGCTAGCAGAAAGAGGAGAAGAAATAATAGGGAGTGCCAACCAGAAAATAGAGAACATAAATGAAGCTGTCTCTACTCTAGAGCAAGAGATACTACCGTTTAAACAGGCTGTTGAACAGTTCGATGAGATGGATAGTGATGCAGTAACAGCAGCAATCGACCTCTTAGAAGGGGAAGGAGTAAGTTAATTGGAAGTTATAAGTGAAATGAAAGGATTCGGAGCAGTCAAGGGAGAAGCAACTGGTATTGCTAGAACACCAGATGATCCTAACTTCAAGGAAGGAGACATACTGGTAGCTAATATGACAGTACCAGCTAATGTACCAGTAATGAAGCTGGCATCAGCTATTGCCACTAACATCGGCTCGATAACGTGCCACGCTGCGATAGTAGCAAGGGAAATGAACAAACCATGCATAGTTAGAACTGGTAATGCTACCCAGTTAGCAGGCAAGTTCATAACAATCAGTGTCAAGGGAATAAAGGAGGCACAGATTACATGGTAACTGGAGGTATAAACAAGGCAGTCCAAGAACACGCTAGAACTAGCTTAGACTGGAAGCACCAGGTCAAGGCTGACAAGGCATACACACTGTATGGAGCAGTGAATGATTTTCTATATCAACAGAACCTGCCAACAGTAGTTATAGGATTCGATGACAGGCTCAAGAAAGCAGGGGAATACTACTTTGAGGGTGACAACATCAGTCTCAAGCACCACTTTGATATGAGGACTGACCTTACTAAAGTGGAGACAGTGATAGCAGTACTGCACAATGCAGTCCATGCCTATCAGGATATACACAAGCCGAAGGGACAGTGGTATCACACCAAGATATTCAGGGATGAGATGAACCAGTGGGGTGTGGCAACAGATAAGAACGGTGATGCTCTATCTATAGACCCTGTTGTCTTTGTTGAAACACTGACCAAGATAGGTGCAGATGAGATAAGGTCAGAGATAGTGGACTATGAAGCAGTTGAAGCTGATGTAACTGTTACGTCAACGACTGAACCAATCCACTTAAACGTGATAACCCCTAAGACACCATCGAAAGGCAAGCAGAAGAAGTGGTCTTGTGCCTGTAATCCACCAGTCAATGTCCGATGTGCAGTAAACCTAGAAGCATACTGTACAAAGTGCATGACTGACTTTGAAAAGCAGGATCAGTAAACATGAGCAACCTAAGTGATCACTGGTTAGACAACAAGGTAGGTAAAACTACCTATTTTATAGAGGAGTGGCACGGCACTTGGGTTAATATCACCGAGACTACTACAGAAGCTGTAGTTAATACATATCAAGATACTGGACCTGTTAATCCAAACCAGAAAGTACTGGTAAAAGCTGGAGCAAACCGTTGGGGTTTAAACTCAACAGGCTGGAACCTATCGAAGGCTGCTGCCGACTACTACATACTCCACTTGGCTACTATCTACGATGAGGAAAGGTTTAAACCATACCTGGCAAGACACACTGACATACTGGTTGACCAGTTCTCTAGATACACAGACATGGCAGTAGGTGGTGAGCTAAGGCACAGTAGGAGTACTGATGGATTTGCAAGACCACTGAAGGAAGCACTGAGAGATGGCACTGTACAGGGTGGAAGGACTCATGCTTGGGAAGGATGGTACTGGTTTAGGTCAAGGTATGGAGTACTGGCACTCAAGTGGGCAGTGGAAGCATTCAATGACGGTGGCAAATGGGGTGCAAGCTACGGTGGACACAGGTGGGGAACCATAGCCAATACCCTATACATGTTTGAAAGGGATGAAACAACACCTCAAACATTTGTCGATACATGCTGGGGACTACAGCATAACGGTGGTATCTATTTCAACAAGTGGTGGAACACACAAGATGTGAAGTATGTTCTGGATTTAAACCAGAATGGTAGCTACTGCAAGCTGTGGTACTACTCGTCCCACATAGTGCAGGGGTTACTACCACTAGACACAATAAAGGAGGAGATGTGTCAATGTTATCAATGCGAAAGCTGCTAAGAAAAGGGAGAAAACTATTGGGTAAGAAAAAGAAGAAGTATCAAGGGAACCTATGGAAAGACGTAGGAGATATATCGTTCTTTCTCAAGGGTGACATAGTAAAAACACCTGATAAGAAAAGGGGAAGAGTTGTTGGTGTCAGGGGTGATGACGTAGATGTCTATGTGTTTGACGACACTAGACTACAGATGTTTGATGCTGATGTCCTTGAGCTAGAGACAGCAGTTGATGGATGGGGAGGCAACAAGATAACCAAAGGCTCTACTTATACAAAGAGCAAATACTCATACCCAGTATACAAACCCTGTAACCACTGGATGGATGAGTTCGATCTACTAGATGGATGGAAGATATACCTGTCTGGTAAGGGAACACCGAGTGCTAAGAGAACAGGAGCAGACCCTACGATGGGATGCTACATGGACTCAGGATGGATGCTCGGTAACATGTTCTGGTTTACAGCCAATGCTCCTGTTAATCCAGACCTGTTTGAAAAGGAAGATATACCCACACTCTATATCAAGTGGGCAGATATGCAGGGCATACCGCTAAGAGAGTACAGCGAGGCTGTAGTCTGGTGTCTATCTAGAATATTTGAGGGAGAAACCCTAGAGATAGGATGCCACGGCTCTCATGGCAGGACAGGAACACTACTGGCAGGAATACTGGTGTACCAAGGGATGACAGCGGAGGATGCCATCAAGATGGTACGGGCAAAGCACTGCGACAAGGCTATTGAAACCAAACCCCAGGAAGATTTAATTGCAAAATATGCGGAGGAGTTAGCTAAACAAAATGGAACAATCGAAGAAACTATTGAACCTACAAGTGAAACTGCAGACAGTGAGGAACCAGAAGGGGAAACTGATGCAGGGGACAGCGACATTTTACTCACAGCCACCGAAGGACTGGGTGAAGATGCTACTGGAACTGGGAACACAAGCACCAGTAGTTAAGTGCAGTAGAAGTGGAGCTGGATGTCCAACATCTGTGTTTGATTTGCAACAGCACAATGGGCATGTCCCCATGTTTGATGACGAGAAAAAGCTATTGAACTATGTTGACCGCATCGTCAAGGATGTCGAGAAGGAGTGCTCGACAATAGACTGGAACTTAAAGATGATGCAGAAAGAATCAGTAGAGTCACTGACATTCACACTAAAGAACTACATAAAGGACAACAATGAACAGTAGATATTTGGTACGAGATTACCCCAGTAAACCTGACCATACAGTTAATGTAATAGGTGGCAAGGCACTACAACTCAGGAAGATAGACCCTGTTCTAGTGCCTGACTGGGTAGTTATAACTTCTGACTGTCCTGATGATAGGCTGCCTGATATATGTAACAAGGCGTGGCATTCTATTGGTCCTAGCAACCTAGATTCTGTGCAGTATAAATTCATTAAGGAAAGTACCTATGCGGTACGTTCCTCTGCTATAGGAGAAGACGGAAAGAACCAAAGTTTCGCAGGAATATTTGAGTCTAAACTCAATGTCCCAATCTCTGGTATAGAGCATGCAGTAAGAGAGGTGAGAGACTCGGCTCTAGCAGAAAGAGTACTAACTTATCAAGAAGCTCGTGACCTATCAACTCTAAGTGTACCTGCTGTAATCATTATGAATATGGTAGATGCCAAGTACTCTGGTGTTCTATTCACCAAGGAGCCAGTGGAAGGTACTGACAGGATGATGTTGGAGTATGAAGAAGGAGCAGGCGGTGTAGTGGATGGTACTGGTGATAGTAGCATGCTCTTTTTAGACCCCAAAAATTTTGTAACGCCAGAACTAAACCGTGATGACTACCTAGTCAGCCCATTCTTTGGACAGACTTCCTTGCATACCATATGGACTGAAGCTAAGAGGCTAGCAAATAACTACGGCAGACCTGTGGATATAGAGTGGGCAATAGATCAAGACGACAAACCCTGGATACTACAAGTAAGACCGATAACGGCAGGAGTAACAGCTTAATGGAAAAAATATGCGTGATATGTGAAGAAGAAATAAAGGCTGACCCTGATGGATGGGATGGCGGACATAATGCAGCACCTGTAGCTAAAGGAAAGTGTTGCGGCGAATGTAATGTCACAGTAGTTAGTGTAGCTAGGATGAAGCAGCTCGGATATTCTCAGAAGGATGCTGTAGCAACTATTAGCGAGCATGAACGGCAATTAAAAAATCAAGCATTTCTACGAGAGTGGAGAAGGAAATAATTAGGAGTCTAATTCATGTTAAACAAAGATGAACCGCTAACAGTACCGCAAGTATGCTCCATGCTAGGCATGCACAAGACTGCTGTTTACAAGATGATCAAGACTGGTGACCTTGAAGCATTCCATGTCGGAGCAGGGGAAAGAAGCATCAGAGTTCTTAGAAGTACAGTCGAAGACTACAAGAAAAACCATAGGATTAAGCCCACAATACTGCTATAATTAATGGTTACAAAAAGAGAGCAGTGCCTTGGAGGGAACGCTGCTCTCTTAAAGCAAGACAGCCCGACAATAGAGGAGAAACCTATTAGTTTCGGACTTTTTAAATTATATAACACAACAATATATAGCGGTCAACAAATAAGAAAGGACAATATATGGATGAATGCGTACACCACTGGTTAATTGAACAACCTAATGGACCATACAGTAGAGGGAGGTGCAAGAAATGTATGGCAGTGAAAGATTTTCCTAACAGTAATGATGGAGACAATCACTGGATGACATCAGAAAAAAAGAAACAAGCAGCCAAGAAGAAAAAGGCTACTGAAAATAAAAGAAAAGCAAAGTACAAACAAAAGTTAGCTAGAATTTTTAAGCAACTAAATTGGGGAGAAGCCAATGACAAGTGAATTGAGTTTAAACACAACAAGTCCTAGACATGAAGTAAACATGGATGATCTGCGAGCACTGGTTGTATCACAGAATACAAAGCAACCAACAGATGCAGAGATGTATGTATTCAAGAGGTTATGTGAATCCCTTGGAGCGAATCCATTCTTGAGAGATATACACATCGTTAAGTATACCGATACTAGCCCTGCTAGTTTTATTACTGGTAAAGATTTCTTTACCAAGGTAGCAAGATCACAGAATGCTACATGGGAGTCAGGGATACTGGTTGTAAGGCAGGGAGAGTCACAGGAAACAAAGTTAATCGGTACTTTCATGCTACCAACAGACAGCTTAGTAGGTGGATGGGCTGATGTCCACACTAAGGACGGGACAATGCCTACAACTGTATTACTAAGTGACTTTGACACAGGCAAAAGTCTATGGGCAAAGATGCCAGGAACTATGATAGAGAAGTGTGCCATAGTCAAGGCACTGAGAATGGCATATCCAGACAAGTTTGCAGGAGCATACTCTGCTGAAGAGATGGCACAGGCTGACAAGTTTAAAGATGTTGATCTTATACAGGAGATAGAGAGCATAGATAAGGCTCAAGTCTCTACTCCCTTGGTACAACATGCTGAGTCTTTCGGCGCAGAGGTAGTACTTGTCAAGCCTAAAGTAGAACAGATAACTACTACAGTGGAGCCTGTTATTACAAGTGCAAAACCACAGGTACTCAGTGAGCCAATACCACCAGAATCAATCCTATGTCCTTCACACAACGAACAGATGGACAAAAGAGATGGCAACTACGGTGTCTATTACTCTCACATGGGGCCAAACGAGAAGTGGTGCAACTGTAATTATGACAAGCCCAAGATTACATTCCAGACTGAATGGGTTAAGGCAATAGAGGAAGCACACGGTGCAGATACTGCTGAATATGTCAAGGCTAATGCACCAGGACAAACAGTAACATGGTGGATGGCTCAGCTTGCAGGGGAAAAAGTAGCTAAAGAAGTATGCATGCTGTGTGATGCAGACGGTGAAGTAGAGATAGAGGCTGGTGTCTGGACCTGCATAGAACACGAAGCAGAATACCGCAATGGCTAATAAAGATACTACCAAGCGCAACGCTGGTAACAGACGTAGGGGTAAAACCTATGAGCGCAGGGTAGCTATCGCATTAGGTGGGGTCAGGAACCTAGACAAGTCCCGACCCCACACTGATGTTGAAACTACTGATGCGGTATATGAAGTCAAGAGTACTCAAGCTGGAATACCAAGATGGCTAGCCTATGCTATGGAACAGCTTGAAGCAGCCTCATGGGAATCGGAGAAATCTATGGGTGGTGTAGTCAGAGTCTACACAAAGAATAAAGCAAGAGCCTTTTTGATTCGAGAAATAAAATTACTAGGAGAAAGTAATGAAGAAAACGTATAAGCGATGGCTACATCAAGAACAAAACCATTGTAAAGAAGTAACAGTTGAACAGAAAACAATAGGTCGTGGTCATAAGTATATGGTCAGTGGTTTTAATGAGGACTATGAGGGAGTACAGATGCCCTCAGTCACTGGTATTACTAGTGCTACAGATGGTAGTGGCACTAGCCCTATTGCCAGATGGCAAGTGAAGCATGCACTGGAATATATATCAGAAAGAAAAGTTCCGATATCAAAAGCAATCTATGATGAGCTACTAGCATCTAAAGAAGAGTTACTTAACTTGGACTCATTTACAGATAAAGAGGAGCTTGCTGGGTGGATTATTCAAAGGTATGAAGATGAAGTAACTACAACACTTGTTGAAGCTAAAGGCATACCAGACCAAGTGCTAAAGAAGGCAGGCAATAGGGGTACTCGTATACATAATGCTGTTGAGGCATACCTCACCAATGGTGATTGGAAAGGTCACTTAACTGATGAGGATAGTACCGAGGCATTAAAAGTCTGCTTTGAAAAGATAGACTCTTGGATAGCAGAGATGGGGTTTAAAATCAAAGGCACTGAGCTGCCTGTATTCCACACTGACCTAGCTGTTGGTGGTGCTATAGACATAGTGTTGTCCAATGAAGACAACACGATATATGTCTGTGACTTCAAGACAGGTAGCAACATTTACTTCAAGGATGCACTGCAGGTCTCTGCATACATAGCCTGTATAGCATCTATGATTGGCAACGGTATAGATATATGGAGTGGATACAAGGACCAGATGCACCACAGGGTAGATGAACTACAGCTTGGTGGTGCTGTCATACACATAGATGAAGAGAACGAGAAAGTCTCTATTAACCATCTTCCAGAGCAACTGATAGGTGGACAGGCTTTCTTACACGCTACGCTTCTGTATGAGGCTCAGAAGTACTCTAAATACCATTCGGTGAAGCTATGACCTGTGATGATTCTGTGTGCCAAGAACTAATGACATGCAAATGGGACATGTCAGTAGCCTCACCATACTGTGGGGCTATCTGGTATCCGATGCCAGAAAAAGATAAGCCTTCACCCGAAACACTGGAGTTGGCTAAAGAAAGAATAAATAAAGCAAGGCAATCTACACGGCGATATCAGGAGGAGTTTTATGGTAGGCGGAGCGTTAACAAGGGACAAGAATGACGGTATTCTAAAACATATTGAGTTGGGTTTAAACGCAATAACTCTTAGTGCTCATGACATACGTCCTGAAAAGACAGGGATACATGCAGAGCTAGGCATAGCATTTAATGGAGAGAACATTGCCTATACCGTATGTAATATCAAGCGCAGTGAAGAAAGAACCAAGCTGTGTAATTCTGCCTATAAATTTCTAGGTGAGACATATGGAGATGCTGCCACGATTATTCCGAAAGGTGATCTGGTCAAACAGATGAATGACTTCTGTCTCGCAGTCTATCCAGAATACTTATCTATACAAGCACCAGTAAAGGTAGAGGGTGCAGAAAGAAACATTGGCTATACCTTGAAGCCTCATGTCCTGAGTGGTGGTGGAACTATCATGTACGGCAAGCCTGGCAGGGGAAAGAGTTTCACTGGTCTAATGATGGCACTGGCTGTCAACTATGGAACTAACCATTACTGGAATACTGAGCAGGGAGATACTCTATATGTGAACCTAGAAAGACCTAGCTCAACTATCCCACCAAGGATACTGGGAGTGGCGGAAGCATTGGGTTTAAACTCAAACTCCTCACTTAGTGTTCTTAATGGCAAGGGTGCAACACTCGTGGATATAAAAGATGTAATGGAGGAATACATACAAGAGAACAATACTACATTCATAGTACTGGACTCTATCTCAAGAGCTGGTACTGGTGACATGAAAGAAGACAAGGTAGCCACAGCTACAATAGACATGCTTAATAAATTAGGTGTGTCGTGGCTAGCGATAGCCCACACTCCCAAGTATGACGAGACTATCTACTATGGGAACTCACAGTATGAAGCTGGCGCAGATGTAATGTTACGTCACTCTTCAAAGATCATAGATGATACTGGAAGTATTGCTGTACTACTGGAAGTGACCAAGGCAAATGATATGCCAGTACCTAAACCAATGGGACTTCACTACAGTTTCAATGAGAACGGCATCAATGGAATCAGGTTTGCTGCAAAGGAAGAAACCGCAGGACTTATAGACAAGGAGAAAAATCTCTACTCATCTCTCAAGGACTATCTCGATGAGGTCGGAGCGAAGACTGCTACCGAACTGGCTAAGACCTTTGAAGTAGAAAGAAGTGCTATCACAGATCAGCTAAAGATAATGTTCCGAAACAAAGAGCTGATAGCAACAGGTCTCAAAGAGAATGAGAAAATCTACGGACTAGCTAAACAAGACTAGTTATATATAAGAGTTGAGTCTTAACTCAACTCTTATATTTATATTATATATATATGAGCTTAATAACATACATAGATTATTTACAGAAAAAGAATGCTGATGATCTAGCATTTTATCCACTCACTACGTTAGAGAAAGCGATAGAGGAGAATCGTGTTCTAACCTGTGAGGATAATGGAGAAGCTGCTGGATATATATGGCATGGTCCTGTAAGGAGTGGACATGATGTAGTTATATACCAAGCATGTGTTGATTATGATTCAAGGAGAAGGTATCTAGGATGGAGTATGGTCAGTAAATTAATTGCCATGTCTAAAGCTGGAGCTGGTACTGGTATACGTTTAAGGACAGCATCTAGCAGTGATAGTAATTTGTTCTGGGAATCTATTGGATTCTACTGTACAAGAGTTACTGCTGGAGGAGTGAAAAGAAACAGGGATATAAACCACTGGCGTACAGATGTACAAGAGCCATTGTTTACTCTACCCCCTGTAGAACCCAGTCAAAAGGAGATCGACTTGCGTGGCTATCAGCAAATGAAAAGGGAAGGAGTAAAGATGCCCAACCCTTGGTCACGCAGTCATTACGAGTGACATATGGCAAAACAAGATGACTGTGATTATAAGATCAGGCATCGCACAAGAGAGGATGCCGATAGAGCAGTAGAAGAATACTACGAACAGATAGTTCTAAGTGTTTCACCAGTAGAAGTTTATTACTGTGTGAAGCATAACTGCTATCACTTGGGTCATAACCTTACAAGAGATCAGCTAAAAGACAGATGGAAAACCATGAACTGGTGGAAAGAAGATGAGGTTTAAACTCAACTATTAGCCTGGATAACTTTCACCAGGTCCCAGTACTTTTTCATAAGCAGTGACCTCTCTCTCTTTGAGTATCCACCTTCACTGCTTACAGCACATATAGATATAAACTCTATTAGGTCTGGCACTACTGCGCTGTATTTAAGTGCAAATTTTATAGCTGCTAACATACGATCACCTTATAAACACTGGTTGCTCCTTGACTCCATCATTAACAGTGTTTGCATTAACGCTGGAATTAATCACCAAGTCGGCACTGTCTATATCACCATCGTCACCGACACGAATATTAATTAAGTTTAAACTCCCAATCTCAAAGTAGTCAGCGTCAAAGTTTCCATTCCATGCCTTGACTCCATCCAAAATTAGATTATCGATTATTACATCGCCCCCGGTTGTAGTTTGTCGGATGATAATCCTGTCAACTGTCATGTCTTCAGCTATGTAATTAACTGCACCACGACTACTACCTATCACTACATCATTCGTGCTGGAGGACATAGTAGTTTCAAAAGTATGCCCAGCAGCAACTACGGAGCTTGTAGCATTGATCGTATATACATCACCATTAGCAAAATCCATGCTTGGAAATTCTGAGTTCATGATGGTAAGGGTTCCAATGGTTAAAACATCACTAGTACTAGTGCCTGTAATCTGAAAGGCGGTACTAAGACCGCCTTTACCTAGAGATATATTCTTGAATTGCATCAGATCAATTCTTTCACCCTGTGGAATATTGATCTGCAAAGTTTGACTACGCTCAGCAGGGAACTCGGCATCCACTATGGTATGCCCTACCATAGACGGAGCCTCGTAAGATGCTCCTAACATAGGAAAGGTAATCTGTTGTTCACCAGTAGAAACTAATAAGAAAAGTGATGCAAGAAAACCAAGTGCTACAGCAGAGAGTGAGCCAACAATCAGCTTGCCTCCACCCATATAGACGCCACCACCAATAGGAACTCTGAAAGACCAGAACTTAGGTAGTTTAAAACTACCTATCGAGAAAGCAAACTTAAGTGAAGGTGTACTAAACTTACGTTTCTTCATGATT